TTTAACAATGTCTTTCTTTTTCCCCATTTAACCCTCACTTAATTAGAACGGAGCGTCTTCTCCTGCAGCTGTAGCTACTGCAGCATAGCCATCGTCTTCAAATCCACCTGCTGTACTACCAGTGTATTCTTTTAACTCGTTAACTTTAATAGCAGACAAACCAATGAAGTCTCCGAACTTAGTGTTGTAACTATAGACTTTCAATGTAGCAATAGTACCATTACCAATCTTAGCTATTTGATCTTGTGGCATAACCATTTGGTTACGGTCTAAGATCTTCACAGGATTACAACCGTCTTTTGGTTTAATCTTAAACTTAAATTCATAACGACCATCCACTTCCTTAACGTTTTGTTTAGGACTATGTGGTAAAGACATTAAAGTTTCTTTTTGATCGTAGTCCATAGAAGCAACTACTTCATACTTGTACGAAGGATATTGTCCTTTGTCATTTACTTTATCTAAGAATGCCCACTTTAATTGAACATTGTTAATTTGTTTAAAAATACTCTCTCTCATTTTTTCTTCTTTCAGTTTTTTTGTTGTGCCACTATTGGCTTTTATTCTACAAGACATCTTATATCACAATTTGTGAGTAATGTCAAGTAAAATCTTTTGTGATGCTTACAGCATCGTTTAAAAAAGAATAAGCAAAAGTTGCTTACTCATCATCCTTAGTAAAGACTGCGTTCTCTATATCCATCGCAACCTCTTTCGGGATCTCGTCTAAGCGTGTGGTCTTTCTGTCGTACATAAGGCCACAAGCTAAACCCTTCTCTCCAAAGTCTCTGTTCTTTAACACCCTGACTTTAGTTAAGTTCTGTATCTTTTCTACATCTGACTGACCATTACGTTCAAATGCAATAACTACATCTGATAACTGCTTAACGGATGACGAATCTTTAATGTCGTCTAGTCTTACTTCTGCACCTGACTCGTGGTCTACGTTAGACTGAGACTTACGAAGATGAATAGCGGCTATGACTGTGATACTTAATCCTACACACAGCTGATGTATATCTTTACACAATCTATTCAAATCCATACGGACATTATCAGATGAGTCTACCAAGATAGACAGGTGATCTAAGAATATAATCTTACAGTTCTTAGCCATAGCCATATACCTAATCTTGTTTACGATATAATCTGGTGTCATATTTTCCTTAGGTTCAAACATTTCAATACGACCATCAAACAATATCTCTTTGAAGTAACCAGTTAACTCTTCTTTAGTCTTACTATCCCATACTTCAGTACGCTTTAAGTTTTCTCCTGCAGCTAATGACATCATAGACACAATAGTTTCTTCAATAGACTCTTCCATAAAGAAACAACCTACCTTTAACTCTCTGTTCTTCCGCAACAGATCAAGCATCCAAGCCCTCATAAATGAAGACTTACCTTGTCCGCTACCCGCAGTTAATACAACTAATTGTCCTGCTCTAGTGCCCTGTATAAGAGCATTAAGACCTGACCAAGGCGTTGGGATATAGTCGTGAGACTCACGATAGGTTAATACCCTGTCTAATGTAGAGTTAATATTAATAACATCTTCAGGTCTTTGGTCTTCTGCTTGCCACCATAACTTCTTAAACTCTTCTACCCTACCTTGCTTTAAGAAATCGTTAGCATCTTTAGGATTATCTGGCATCTTAACAACCCGTGTCTTACCTGGTGGTAACACTTCAACTATCTTGTGTGCACACTCACGACCAGGTGCATCGCCATCTACACATACAATAATATTCTCAAAGCTATCTAACCATTCATAAGCATCTTTAACTGCTTTCAAATCCTTGCTACCATTCTTCAATGACACATAGGCACCAGTACCACTAAACATTTGATAGCAAGCCATACAGTCACACTCTCCCTCGCAGATAGTAACATACTTACCACCTTTAGGAAATGCGTTCATACCAAACAACACACTATCTTTAGCATCTCCTGTCCAAGAGAACAGCTTACCATTGACTGTGCGTTTCTTGTATGCTATACAGTTACCATCTTTATCAAAGTAAGGATAGAAGTGATCAGTAATACCCTGCTGATTAATGTTTACCTTAACACCAAACTTCTTACAAGTATCTAGACTAATACCTCTGTCTGATATTGCATACGTTTGCCCAGGTAATGTTATTGTTTCAGGCATAAACCTACTCCTTTCTTTCTGTTGATACATTTTATATTGTTCTAGTTCATCCTTATCTAACTGCCATCGTCTACCACAGCCAAAGCAATAAGCGTGTCCATCATCATAGACACCTACATTATCTTTGCTGTGGCAGTATGGACAAGGCTCGTGACGAATGAACTTACTTTCTTCACGTTCCATACTTTACTCCTTCACATTATTAATTCTCTTAAAGCATTAAGACTATCTGTTAAGCTGGTTCTAATACCAGACAGATTATCTAACACCTTAGCTGCGTCTTTAAGACACTCTACTGTGTAATTAAACTCAGTAATCTTATCTTGTTTCCCCTTAGTAAAGCTATCTTTATACTTTTCTAAGAAAGCTATCTGTTTGTTGATAGCCTTTACTTGTTCTTCTAATCTCATACTAGACCTCCAAGAACTTAACCCAAGATAATATACTTCCTTTCGTTACATCCCAACGACCATCTTCTTTACCATTCTTATAGGCGATAACAGTAGGCATACCGTCTACATTATTAGCAGTAAATTCATCTGGTTGTTTGTCTACATCAACAACTTCATATTCAATTCCATTGTCGTCCATTAGTTTCTTTACTGTTCTGCATTCTCCACACCATTCTGCAGAGTATACTTTTAATGTGTGTTTCATTTCTCCTCCTTTGTTTCTAAATCTTCCCACACTTCTTTAGTCTTTGTCCTATTCTTATCATAATCAACAACAGTAATGTATCTCTTAATTTGTAAAACATACTTACCATTTTTCTTATGAACTAATCTATATTCTGTTTCCCCTGCCAAGCACATACTACACTACCTTTCAAAGCAACCACAACTACAATGACCTGTCTCTTGTATTTCTCTGTAGCATTTAGCAGATATACACCCACGATCTTTGTCTTGCTTATGACAAGGACAGACAGTAATATCTAGACCCAATCTACAGCGAGCCTTAGCTACATTACATAGGTTATTAGTAATCTTAACACCACGAGCTAATGCTTTAGCCACCATAAACCTAGCCATAGCTTGTTCTTCATCATTTAATTCTTCATATGTCATTGGTAGCCTCCTTATATTCTTCTACACTACATTCACCGCATATGTATACTTGTGCATTTTCGTCTATACATTCACAGTCTTCATACTCTGGTTCTATCTTACGACCACACTTACAGCAGCAGACGACATAAGCATCGTCTACTTCATCCCCGACAGTACAACCATCGGGTCCAATAACTATTCTCGTCATATTAATATCCTTTCATTGATTTTACTAATTGATAAATAAAATAAAATATAAAAGCTAATAACAACCACTTAAGCATTAGTCCTCCTGTGTATCTAATTCACAACCACAAGCTGCATAGCCAGCAATATCAACCCAACTATCTTGTGTAGACGTACCACTCATAATTCTTGCTATCTTTAATAGCATCATCATAACAGCTACATCTTTAGAGGTAATAACATCAAGATGTTCTTCTTCTCTAGCCGCAAGATATGTAGTCCATAACTCAGCTATACGATTAAAGTTTTGTTCAGGTGTACCATAAGTTTGTTGGCGATCACCATTAACTATTTTGTCTGCAACAGACAAGCACTCAGATCTTTTCATTTTCTTTTCTCTCCTTTTCATATTGTTTAATATCGTTAATAAGTTGTTCTCCTTTTGACGTTAACCCATAGTAAGAGTGTGTACCACGTCCAATAGTAACACACATACCATCTGCTTTTATATAAGTCATTGTACCTTTAGCATACAAACCAAATCGTTGTGTTAGTTCGTCTCTAGTGTTACAACCATTTTTAATAGCAGACAATATCTTAGCCCACTTAAGGTATTTGTTAAGTGTTTGTTTACTTATTTGTTCTCCTTTGAAGTAGAACTTTTCCATTTTTGTCCCCATTTCTTTCCTCCCCGATTAAGTTATACAGTTTTACTGCTTCGTTATACACTTTGTCTATAGCATATTTCTTATACTTTGTCAAGTATAAACAGAATAATGTTGGCACAATACTGTAACTTACCTCTCCGTTTTTGAAGTACTTAATCAGCCCACGTTTATTTAAGAACCGAATAGACTTCCAGTCTTGGTTAGTTGATATAAACCCTGTCCAACTACCACCATTCTCTTCACACTTGCCTAAGATAATACTAAGCAACAAGATGTCGTGATTGTTTTCTTCTTTCTTCTTAAACATATTAAACATAGTCTAACTCCTCTGGTAACAAACGATTTAATTGTTCTTTTAATTTATTCTGTAAGTTAATATCATTAGTATGAGCCTTAACAATCTCTTCAATATACTTGGGTTTATCCCAGTAGTATGGGTCAGACATAAGTTCATCATATCCATACTCACAGTCTGCTATCTGAACGTTAGCCAAGACAGGGCAGCCCCACAATTCTCTATCAATTAAGTGGTGATAGTTCTTACAAGTATCATACTTACACAATACATATGTAAAGTCTCCTTGACAATAACCACTAGAACCATAGAGGGATAAGTCCTTATTCAAATGAAAGTAATGTTGATACTCATTGTCTTCCATTAACCGTGGCAGATACTTAATGTCTATATTCTTCAGCTCATCATACAGTTCTTTGTATGTAAAAGACTGACAATCATAGCAGTAGTCTGAGTATTCATTTAACATATCACAGACAATCTGTTTGGGAGTAGGACCACGTTTACCAGTCTTAAATACACCTACATCAGACAACTTTTCTGGTAGAGTATCAAAGTCAATGACTCTAATGCACATATCACGTTTGCTATATCTGTTACGGACTACTTTGTATGTGTCTTCAAATATATTCTGACTACCCCAACTAGAATAGTAAGCTGACACTTCAATGTTTAATCCACTGCTACTGCAGTCAAAGTTATTCTTGTACATCGTCTACTCCTTCCTCTTGTTCTTGTTTAACGTCCTTAGCCATCATAATCTTTTCCATTAAAGCATCGTTAAGAGCTTCATAGATGTCTTCTAGGTGTGGAACTACACCACTACACTCCGTTCCTTTTAATGCTCCAATAGCCTGACTTAATCCACAGATTGCTGTACTTAGATTAATTAGTTTCATTTTGTTTCCTTTCATTATAGTTCTGCGTCAAACTCACACGAACCATTTTCTTCTACGCATTTAAGGATCTTTTCACCAAGACCTAAGTCTGCGTATTCAGACAACAGATAGCTACGTTTGTCTTCGTCTACGCCTAGATATTCTTGTAGCTCTTCAAATGTATAGCCACCCTTACCATCAAAGAACTTATCAAGAAGTTCCTTATACTTACCCAAGTTCTTTTTAATACGTTCTAGTTCGTCCTTAATATCTTGTAAGTTATCTGTATCAAAGTAATAAGTTAAGTAATTAGGTTCAGTTCCTGTAACACCAAACCTGTCGGCTGCTGTGCTAGATTGCACAGCAAACCAAAACTTACCTTCAATATCTCCACTGTAATAACGACCCATCTTGTTCTCCTTTCTCTAACCAGTAGCGTTTATACTTAACAGGTTTCCCATAGATATTATGAGTATACATCCATTTATCTGCTATGTTAAACCCTCTCTCTTTAAGATTCCTAATAACTCCTTGTAAATCTAAGATATACAAGGAGTCAAAGGACTCTAAGGTAGAAATATATTTATGTTCTTTCCACCACTTTAATACACAGTGTTGCTGTGTAATTCTTTCTTCTTTCATTTTAGTTCCCCT